CCTTTTGGATCTATTTCATATGACGTACCTTTGATGTGTGATTGATAAATTCTTTCTGCGCCAGGCGTATCATCAAATTCTTGGATATGGCCACTCTCACTTTCAAAGACGTGATTGTATGGATATTCAGCCTTGTAAGCAATTTTAGGTTGATCCCAAGTATCACCATCACTTGCTATTATCACACCATAGCCAGCATTGGTTTGCCAATTAAAATCCGCTGTTGGTATACCCACATTAAACAATTGAGCGTATTGCCTATTGAGTAAATGTAAATGAGGATTGGCGTCACTTGTTTCAATATCATCACCAATTGCTTCTTGCGAATTAACAGCCAGTCGGTTAACGTCTGGTTCAAAAATGTTTCCTGGTCTAGGGAATCTTCCATTCGGATCATAGAAACCAATTTCCGTATTTGCGCCTTCAACAGGCAAGCCAGGCACCGTACCTATTATGACAGGCTCCTGACAACTTACACCATCTCTAAAATATCCAAAGACCCACGAACCTTCTACCAAGAAACTTGGCGAATGGCCTAATCCTGAAATGCCTGGTGATGTAACAGGCAAGATACATTGCGCCCAAGGTAAATCTTTTGTGGGTAAAACTTCTTTGTCGTGTGTGTGAATACCTAGACAGCGTACTCGCACACGGCCAGTATAGGTTGGGTCCATTCGGTCTTCAACTACTCCGTTGAACCAAATAAAATTATTAAATCCTAAAAAATTATCATCAATCATTTAGTTTTTCCCATATTGTTTTTCTTTTAAACCATTGCGCTTACGCATTAATAAACTATTTAGGTAGCCTTTACGCAACCTCGTGAGCATACTGCAATCATTAGATTGTTTGCGCTGGCTCGTTTGCGCCATCTTTACGCACTCTTGCGTAAGTGGTAAGGTACCTAATACTCTATTCCAGAACACATTGAAGGATGGGGATTGGCTGTGAGGCTTCCTGTTTAGCATATAGTACAGCTGGCGGCTACCTGTGGGTACCAGTCCTTGTTCTGCAATATACACGGTATTACTCACAATGTCAAGCACAAATCCTTGTAGATGTTCTCTAAATGTTTTCATAGTCGTTCTGTGTGTTACCTGTCTGTTCCTCTACTACGGCCAGCTATAAAGGTGACCAAAATCTGTCCTCTTACACGTCTAGCGTTAGCGACACTAAAAATTTGCGAATCTCGGAGAATACTCTCAATCCCTTTCATTTTACGTATCTATAATCCAAATTTGCTAGATATACCAGCATTCCCAATTACTTCATCATCCAAATCATAAACATTATGTGTCTTTCCTTGTGCTAAATGTGTCCAACTATTATACTCTTCTGGATATGCCTCAGCAGGATTATCTTTAAATGCTTTAACGTGGATAGTATAATCTTCAGGTGACTTATTCAAAACGTGTTTTATCTCATAAATTAAATAACGACCTGACCAATAAGGAGATAGTTCTTGTTTTTTATTATGCCCTTTAGATGTAATTAAAGGTACATCAAAATTAATAGTATCTCCTATTTGTAAATGAGATAGACCTTTAGCAACAAATTGTAAAGTACCATTAAATAATAATCGTCTTTGTGATATTGCCTTTTGGTAAGTTAATTTACTACTCGCATTAAACTTATCATTATGTATATTACTCGTATGAGATTTTAACATTACCTTTGAGTCATATTCTTCACTTAATTTCTTAAATGTGTCCTCAAAGTTTGCATAAGGTAATGGTGTATTCTTATTATCACCTTTAATTTCCATATGAAAATGATTTTCCCAATCTTTATCATAGTCATAGTTACTTGTCGTTACCTTTTTATAAAACATATCGTGCTCTATGAGTTTACTTGCATAGGCACCTTGTGATATACTATCTACCATATCAATTGGTTTGGTAATTGACCAACTTGAAACACCTTCTAAATCTGATTCAACATCTCTACCACCGTGATGTCCTCGTATAGGTGCAACTTGCATTCGGTAATTCCATCTAGCTGGTCGTCTACCAGCACCTGCCATTGCTAATAATGATTCAATACTTCTAAAATGATATCCGTCATTGTTTTCATAAAATAGGTATCCTGCATTTTGATATCGTTTAGATATTGCCCTTTGTTGCAACATATTAATAGCACGAAATGGAGAAGTATTGGGTATAACTATTTTAGTAGGTAAATGTGTAGGTTCTATATATAATTGTTTTCTACTGTTAAGATATTTTTTATTTGTAAATATATCTTCAACAGCTAATTCAACTGGTCCATCATACGCCTTACTAACTTTATGTATTTGATTAAACATAATTTCTCTTGAACAAAAATAAATATCATACGCTTGAAGATTCTTACCTGCTTTAATATCAGGTGCTACATTTTCAATTCTAGTTATGTGAAATGGGTGACCATCATCATTGCCAGCAACACCACGTGGACCTTCCAAACCTGGTGTATGAAATGATAAATTTAATTTGTCTAAACCTGTAATTGGTAATATTGTACGTATATCGTTTGCGTCCAATACTTGTATTTTACCATACATTGAATGTTGGAAAAGGTTTTGGTCAAACTCTAGTTTACCTATAATACCTGTGATATTCATCCTAAATGGTTCTTGCGAACCAGGAGCCCCACCTGCTATTCTATAAGATAGAATTTCAGCATTATCTATAACGTACTCCCCTGCTCTAGTTAAATTTTCTATATTAGTTGCCATATCATTGTTTAATCAAACTCTTAAACTCATCTACAAAGAACCCTAGATATTTTGGATCAAGTACCTTAATTTGCCTTTTCTTATCTAATAGTCTTCGTTCATATTCAGCATTAGTCACAGGACCTGCACCTGCGTCCGTTGAATTGACCTCTATCATATGAGAATAGTCTTCAGGTCCTGCACTTGTTTGAGGACCACTTGATTGTAATTTTTCATAATGGTGTATCGCTTCAGGTTCAGCATATTTGTCCTTTACATAATTTTCAAATTGTAAATTGGATAACGGCCAATCATAGTAAGGATTTTCAATATTGTTTATCATACATATAACCCAAAAATAATCTGTATCACCATATAGTTTAAATGCTACGTGTTCTGGTCTTTCTCCATCTGAAACATCATATACATCTAATAGAGTTATGTTATTTTTTATTTTACTTCTTGCTTTAACTCTACGAAATATATCAGGCACTAATTTAAAATGATTATTGCCTTTAATATCATATAACATTACAGGAAACTGTGAAAAATATGCCATTAATATCCTGCCAATATTTTCTGTTTCGTCATAAATTCTAATTCAATAAATGTTAAATCAACAGTATATGTAACTGGTGAATGGTCGGCAAATGTTTTATAATTACCACCTTCAGGTGTATAACTTACATCACATTTTTTTAAAGCACATCTTGATATTTTATGTAACTTGTCATTAACACCACCAGTCTGACCATCATTTTTTAAATAATGTATTTCAAATTCTGATGGATATTGAAACACACGACCCTGCCAAGTTGCTTCGTCTTTCCAAGGGTGCATATGATACTTGAACAATGTAATTATATTTTGTACTCTATTAGTTTCATCTTGATTTCTCGGCCAAAATTTAAATTGATATGAGAATTCTCTAAAATTAGGAGAATCAAATAATTGTTCCTTATGGTTATTAATTGCCATACCCATATTCTTACCCATTATTTTAATCCAATCTCCCATACCAGCACCTGATCCTAACTCACTAAGCGCTTTTTCAATATTCATAACAGCAATACCAGTTCCGTGTGTTAACATATCGGAAACTAAATCCCAACCTGATAAATTACTATCTTTTATATCCGTCCAAAGTTTAGATACATCTCCTGCTAACATTGCGTCATCTGGACCCCATTCCACACCATAACTAACTTTAATATCAGGTGGCATATATAATGCAATTGCACTAGATACCATATCACTTGTACCATAACCAGCTGAAACAGTATTATCCTTTACAACTCTTGGTATGTGGATACCTCTAGTTGCGTATTGCTCTCTCATTAAATCCCTATCCTTGCCACCTACTCCCCAGGTTTTATCAGCTGGTCCAACAGTCTTTCTGAACTCATCTGTTTCGGATGCTTTTGGCATACCCATACGTGATGACATCTTTAAAGTCGCATTTCGTGATTTAGGTTTATGTAGATTTGAATCAATTGTAAAAAATAATATCCAATTACCTAATTCATTGCCTGTTAAATCTGATGGATATTGTACGTGTTGAAAGCTTAAAGGATCAGTTTCTTTGATTGATGTTGCTCTATCTTTGTTTCTTTCAAATGGAGATTTCTTCATTAACGCCTGTATCTCAGCGGCATTATCAGAAACTTTAGAAGCATTTTTAGACGTATAATTACTGACAAGGTTTATAGGATTCATTGAATCAAACTGACTCATTGCCTTGTTAACCACAAAACTTTTAACATTTCTTACAGCTTGCTTTAAATACGAGCTTATGTTCATATTTTTAGCAGAAGTTACAGCGTTTTTGATTCTGTTTAAGTTATGGTGTACAGGCATTATTATTTTTATCCTTGTTATAAATACTTATATATTTATATGATTAATAGGTAGATTATGGCAAAGAGTTACAAAGGTCTGTACAAAGCAACACACCCTAAAAAGTACGTAGGCAATCCAAATCAAATAGTATATAGGTCTCTTTTAGAAAGGAGATTTATGCGTTATTGTGATTTGAATACTGATATAGTACATTGGGCAAGTGAAGAGTTACCTGTCAGATACTATAGTCCATTGGATAAGAAATGGCACAGATACTTTCCAGACTTTGTGATTAAGACAATCAAAGATAAAAAGTATATGATAGAAATTAAACCATCTAGGCAATGTAAAAGACCTAAAACACCTAAAAGAAAAACAAGGTCATTTATGATTGAGTCATTTAACTATATTAAAAATAAAGCAAAATGG